TAAGAGATAAGGAGGAGAACAATGTTACACAGATATCAAATAGACTTGAGAGTTAAAGAAGAAAATACAGAAAAAACAATTAAAAAATCTATTTTTAGAAAAAAGGAATTAACAGATGCTGAACTAGAAGAAGCACAGCTGGAATTTATTAGAAGTACAAAAGCAATATACAAAGAAAAAGGGATAGATTTAGAAGTTTTGGAATGGGGAATTCAAAAATTTGAGTTAGTTCGTAAAAATAGCTAAAGAGGTGAGTTAATATATGAGCTTTAAAGAGCATAACAATAGAGAAGTCTCTAAGAAACTAGCAGAGTACATAACAGGGACTGAACTAAGAAAATATGTAGCTAAGAAGGTTAAACAATATATCAACTTAGAAAATCCAACCGTTTTTGATGGAGCGGTTGGAAGTGGACAGTTAGAACAGTTTGTTAATCCTTCTATCTTATACGGGGTAGATGTTCAAGAAAGTTCGATTAATTCAGCAAGAGAAAACTTTAAAAATACTGAATTAGAAGTTAAAAGTTTTTTCGAGTATGAAAGAGAAAATTTTGAAGTAGATTGTGTAATAATGAATCCTCCATTTTCTCTAAAATTTAAAGACTTGACAGAACAGGAGCAAAAGAACATACAAAAGCAATTCACTTGGAAAAAGTCGGGGGTAGTAGACGATATATTTGTTTTAAAATCTCTTGAATATACAAAGAGATATGCCTTCTATATACTTTTTCCAGGGGTTGGATACAGAAAAACAGAAGAAAAGTTTAGAGAATTAATTGGAAATAGACTAGCCGAACTAAATGTTATAAGTAATGCATTTACAGATACTTCTATAGATGTTTTATTCTTAGTTGTCGACAAGAACAAGATAACTGAAACAGTTTACAGAGAACTCTACGATTGTAAGTTAGAAAAGATAATAGTTTCAGATACTTGGAAAGTTGATGAAGATTATAGATGGGAGCAAATAAGAGAAGAAAAAGAAGTTGAAGAAGTTGATATTAATGCTTTAAATACGAAGGCTTGTGAACTCTGGATAAAAGGGGTAGAAAGAAATTTAGAATTAGATTTGTTCTTAATAAAAGAATGTGATGCAAATATAGACTTTATGGGGAATATCAGAAGGCTAAAAGCAATAGTAGAAAAATATGAAAATAAATTTAGGAGTAAGAAAAGATGCAAAAACGAGATGACTTTATTAGAGAAACAAACGGTAGTTATTTCGGATATTTTTAATATAAAATATATGTCTAAAAAAGATATTTTTACAAAAAGAGATATTGTCGAAAATGGAGAACCTGCCATATTTTATGGGGATATATCTAGAAAATATGATTGTTTTGTAGATGAAGAAATAACAAAAATTAATAGTGAAGCTTATAACAGAGCTGACAAAATTAACAAAGGGCAAATATTAGTAAATCTGGAAGATTTTGATTATGAAGATATTGGAAGATGTATCTTCTATGAGAATGATATCCCTGCTGCAATAAATGGGAATGTAGCTATTCTAACACTAAAAGAAAAATTTGAAGATGCAGTAAATCTGAAATACATAACATTTTATCTTAACTATAAAGATATAGTAAGACAATACGTGTACGATAAAGCGGTTGGAGAAAAAGTCAAGAGACTATCTAGATTATATTTTGAGCATATTCCAATAACTATACCACTTATTGAAAGGCAAGACAAAATCATAGATAATTTTATAAAAGTTAGAAAGAAGTTTAAAAATGATTTTGAATTGTTAGAAAAAGCTATTGACTTGGCTAATAAGTACACAAGTTTTGGAGTAGATGGGCTTTTAAAATTAAAGTAAAGGAGAGATGTAAGATGAAAAAAATGTTAATGGTATTATGTTTAATTATGCTATTTGCTGGGTGTGAAGAATTTGGAACCGATAAAGATATCCAATCAACAGCAAGACTGGGAAATAAGTTAGCAGAAAATCAGCCTACGCCAAACGATATTGATTACAGTTTGGAAAGATATAATCTGATTCGTAGAACTTATTGGGTAAATGGACAAAGAGAAAAAGCAGTTAATTTACCATGCCCTGTTGTAAAGCCATTTGGATATATAGTTTTATTTACTGAAAATGGAGGGATAGTAGGTTCATTTACAGTAGATGGTAAAGTATCTAGTTTAAATAGTTTTTTAACTCCTGACAGCGAATATTATTCACGTGGCGAATATACTAATGATTGGCTACCAGATGTAGATGGAAGCTATGGAGAAAACGATAATATGGGTATATTCTTTTTCACAAACGATGGAAAGTATATAGAATGGACAGGAACATATTTATACAGTGATATACCTATGAAAGTTGAAAATCCGATAGTTAAATATGAAATTGGAGGGAATAAATGAAAATAATAGGACAGTTGATAATAGGGATAGTTGGAATGATGATGTCAATTTTGATGGCATATGGATTTAGTTTTTTCACTGAAAAAGTTGATTATAGCTATCAAAAAGCTATAGATAACATAAGTTACGATAGATTAAAAAAAGTTGAGGATACTGCTAGGGCAATGATTGCAACATATAAATCAGATAAATTAACTTATGAAGCTTATAAAAATACAGATGTAGAACTCGCAACACAAGCTAAGATAAGAGCGAATAGGACAGCTGTTGCTTACAACGATTACATTTTAAAAAATAGTTTTCAATGGAAAGGGAATATCCCTAGTGACATTTATAATCAATTAGAAATAGTGAGATGATGGAAATTTATGTGAGAGTAATAATAATTATTTTCATGTTTCATTTTGGGGTTATTGGATTAGTCGGAATAAAATATGCAATGAATGATAATAAAACTAAAAAAGATGCAGATAGAATTAACTTCTACATATTTCTAGGATTTGTTGTGCAAATAGCAGGATATTTTTTATGGAAAAGTGTATAAAGGAGTGATGTAGATAATGGCAACACAGGAGCAAAGAATAGTATTGAAAGAAATTGAAGATGTGTTATACAGTTATCCCAAGTATAAAAACAGGATAAAAGAAGAAACTGAGCATTTAGCCAATCCACAACTAAAAAAATGCTGTGGTGTCGGAGGGCAAGGTGGAAATGGGTACGAAATAAAAAGTGAATATGAACAAATAGAGGAGCTGAAGCAAAGAATATCAAATAATATAAGTCGTTATAGAGAAATGTTATTCAGAATAGATGAGTGCTTGAATATGGTGAAAGATAATAAAGACTATAATTTCATTGAGCTAAAATACTTTCAGGGGTTGACATATGAAGAAATAGCAGAGAAACTAGAAGTACATGTGACTAGCACATACAAAATGAGAAATAGAATACTAGGAGCTTTAAAAGTCCATTTTAAGGCACAAAGATTAATAGAATTTTAGAAAACTAAAAAGTGTCTATTTTAAAGCTAAAAAAAATGTGTTAGTATGGTAGCATGAAGAAATTGAGATTTCTAAATTCCATATAAGTCCTCGCTTATGCTAGTAGTTAATGAGGCTCTACTCTAAAAAAGCCTCAGCCAAATATGGTGCATCGGGCTAATACCCTGGCTAGACTGCTAGAGTCTTTCATTGGTGAGAATCCAATATGCACAGGATACCAACATCAATACCCTCACGAAGCTTAGATGCTTGAGATACGTCTCCTGTGAGGGTTTTTTATTGATTAATTTTTAATCGTTTTTCATTTTAGAGTATATTTATAAGATTAAAAGTTTGAAAGATAGAAAAATAGGTTCTTTCAGAAAATAAAAAAGTCAAGCGGGTCTCGCGAATCCCAAGCTTCATCTGAATATTGGTTGAAAATTTAAACATTTCCGTTCCGAAAGGGGTTAAAAATGAACACAAAGGATAATTTAGTCAGTAGTCCTGAACTTGCAGAATTATTTGGAGTTACAGACAGATATATTCGGATGCTTGCAAAGGATGAAATTGTTAAGAAAAGCGGAACTAGAGGAAAATATTTATTGGCTGAAAGCATAAAAGGTTTTATAGCATTTTTAAGAGAATCTAGTTCAGTAGATGTAGATTTAAAAGAGGTTAAACTCAAAAAAGAAACAGAAAAAATAGCTAAAGATATAGAATTGAAAGCAATAAAAATATCAGAATTGAAAAACGAACTGCACTCAGCTGACATAGTTAGAAAAGTTATGACAGTTATGCTCACAAATTTAAAGGGTAAATTGTTAGCAGTACCTAACAAAATAGCACCTTTGGTTGTGGGTTGTGATAATCTGGGCGATATTCAGGATATAGTTTTGAGTTCTATAGAAGATGTTTTGTTGGAATTAAGTGAATATAGTCCAGAACTATTTAAAAATAAAAACATAATCCTGGAAGATGAAGAAGAGGTGGAAGATGAAAAAAGCAAAGGAAAAGGATCCAATAGAAAATCCAAGTCTAAGAAAAACAATTAGCCTATATTCCAAACTCTAAAGCCACCACCTAAGTTAACTATTGACACTTGGGCAGATACTTACAGAATTTTAAGTTCTAAGACATCAGCAGAACCAGGAAGATGGAAAACTGACAGAGTACCATTTCAACGGGAAGTTATGAAAGCAATTTCTGACAAAAAGACAACTAAAATAGTGATGATGTATGGAGCTCAGTTATCTAAGACAGAAATTTTATTGAATGTATTTGGGTATTATGCTGACTATGATCCTGCTCCTATCATGTATCTTTTGCCAACCAAAGACTTAGCAGAAGATTTTTCTAGTACAAGACTAGATGACATGATACAGAGTACACCTCAGCTTAAAAACAAGATTCTAAACAAAGTTGATGGAAGAGATACCAAACTACAAAAAGAATTTGTTGGTGGGTATATTACACTGGTAGGAAGTAATTCAGCTGCAGAGTTGTCAAGTAGACCTTTGAGAATTTTACTTGCAGATGAGGTGGACAGATTCAAAAGTGATGTTGGTGGAGAAGGAGATCCATTAAACTTAGCGATTGAAAGAACTAAGACTTTCTGGAATAAGAAAATCGTTATAACAAGTACACCAACTATCAAGGGAGATTCAAGAGTTGAGAAAGAGTATGAGAACTCGACAAAAGAAGAGTTTTATATACCGTGTCCAAAATGTGGCTCATTTCAAAAACTGGAATGGAGAAACATAATCTTTGAACATGTTGGGCATAAATGCTCTGACTGTTTAGAAATTTCAAGTGAGCATGAATGGAAAAGAAATATGATTCATGGTATATGGCAACCACAGGAAGAAGTAGACGATTGGAGTGTTAGAGGCTTTCATATTTCAGAGTTATATAGTCCGTTTTCAACATGGCCAGAAATTATAAAAAAGTTTAAAGCCGCAAAAGGTAATATGCAAATGATGAAGGTTTTTACGAATACATGTCTTGGTCAAACATGGGAAGAGAAAGTAGAAAAGATAGATTTCTTAGATGTTTCTAAGAGAAAAGAAGAGTATACAGCAGAAATACCTGATCAAGTTCAAGTTTTAACTGCTGGAGTCGATGTTCAAGACGATAGATTAGAAATTGAAGTCGTAGGTTGGGGTCTTGGGGAAGAGTCTTGGGGTATTTACTATAAGCAATTTATAGGCTCACCTGGTCAAAATGATGTGTGGGAGCAATTGGATAGATTCCTGGAAACAGAGTTTGAGTATGCAGATGGCGAAAAAATAAGAATTCTTTGTACCTGTATAGATACAGGAGGGCACTATACACAAGAAGCATATCAATACATCAAACCTAGAGAGTTTAGAAGAGTATTCGGTATTAAGGGTAAAGGTGGAGATGGAGTAGCTTTTGTATCCAAGCCATCTAGAACTAACAGAATGCAAATATCACTGTTTACTCTGGGAGTTAATACAGGTAAGGAAACAATACTTGCTAGACTAAAAATTGAAGAACCTGGTTCTATGTATATGCACTTTCCAAATAACGTAGACAGGGGCTATGATGAAGCATATTTCAAAGGATTAACATCTGAAGTTAAGACTACTGTTTGGGAAAAAGGAGTAAAAAAAACTATCTGGAAAGTTATTGGAACTAAGAGAAATGAACCTCTAGACTTGAGGAACTATGCTTATGCAGCATTAAAAATAGCAAATCCAAATTTAAGTAAAAAATATACTGTTGAAGCTACAAAAAAAACTACGAAAGTATCAAAAAGAAGAGTTTTATCGAAAGGAGTGAGCTTATAAATTGAATTACACTAGAGAAGAGTGTTCACAGATGATTGAAGTCTATAGAAAGGCAGAAATAGCTGTGTTAACTGGAAAAAGTTATAAAATTGGTACAAGAGAGCTTGTAAGAGAAGATTTATCTGAAATTAGAAAAGGTAGAGCCTTCTGGGAGGGCGAACTTGATAAATTGAACAATAATGGAAGAAAAAAATTAGGAAGAAGAGTAGTACCTAGAGATTTATAGGTTTTAATCTTCTTTTTTTAATGCAAAAGGAGGTGAAAAATGAATTTATTAGACAAAACAATTGCTTTTTTTAACCCTAAAAAGGCTCTTGAAAGAGAAGTTGCTAGAAAAAAAATTGAGATTCTGAATACTGGATACTCAAATCATGGAGCCTCTACCACAAAAAGTTCTATGAAAGGTTGGATTTCAACAGGCGGTGGAGTTAAAAAAGACATCTACAAGAACAGAAAAAAGTTGGTTGAAAGGTCAAGGGACTTGTATATGGGAGCTCCAGTTGCTCAAGGAGTCATGAAAACTATCAATTCTAATGTAATTGGTAGCGGATTAAAGCTAAAATCATCTATTGACTATGAAACTTTAGGGATTAGTGAAGAAGAAGCCGAAGCAATTGAAACTACTATTGAAAAAGAATTCAAACTGTGGGCAGACAATAAGATTGAACAGATGGGAGTTCTTAATTTTGACCAGGTTCAAGACTTAGTATTCTTAACTATTCTCTTGAATGGCGAATGTTTTGTAAAATTTAACTATTTTCTAACACCAAAGAATCCTTATAGCTTAAAGCTACAAATAATTGAGCCTGATAGAGTTATGACACCTTCTATATTGCAAAATGATGAGAGTATTGTTGATGGAGTGAAAATCGACAGTAATAGAATCTCTGGGTATTATGTTGCAAGAAAACACCCGCTCGATGTATTTGGAAATGTAGAAACTGACTTTATTTCTGTTTATGGAAAAGAAGAGCAGTTAAACATTCTACACATAATGCTAGCTGAAAGACCTGAGCAAGTCAGAGGTATACCTATTCTATCTCCAGTAATTGAGGCACTGAAGCAACTAGATAGATATACTGACGCAGAACTTATGGCAGCGGTTGTAAGTGGAATGTATGCGATTTTTATAGAGAGTGATAAGGATAATGCCCAAGGAGCTAATATTGCAGACCATGAAGTCTTAGATGAAACAGAACAAATAGATAGTTCTAATGATGAGACTATAGAACTAACTCCTGGTCTAGTTCAAGGACTTAATCCAGGAGAAAAGGTTGTCGCAACTAATCCAGGTAGACCTAATGCACAGTTTGACCCTTTCGTTACTTCAATTTTAAGACAAATAGGAGCGGCTTTAGAAGTTCCTTATGAGTTACTAATTAAGCACTTTACTGCTAGCTATTCAGCAAGTAGAGCCGCTTTATTAGAAGCTTGGAAAATGTTTAGAAAAAGAAGAGACTGGTTCTCGAGCAATTTTACACAAGTAGTATACGAAGAATGGTTAAGAGAAGCATATTTGCTAGGTAGAGTAGATATGAAGAACTATGGAGAAGATCCATTGCTAACAAAAGCTTGGAGTGGAGCTCAATGGAATGGACCGAGTCAAGGACAACTTGACCCACTTAAAGAAGTCAAAGCAAGTACTTTAAGAGTTCAACAAGGATTCAGATTAACAATGCCGAAAATGACAAAGAAGTTTTGGAACATAACGAAGAATGACGAAGCTAAAAGTGCTGATATCGTAATGTACGGTACTATTGGTTCTGAAGAATATTGGGATGACATATGTGACAAAACAATTAAAGAAGAAATCGGAAATTTAGGAGATGTAGAAAACATAAATCTACATATTAATTCACCAGGTGGAAGTGTATTTGCTGCAGTGGCAATAGCAAACACGCTAAAAAATCACAAGGCTAAAGTTACAGCTTTTATAGATGGCCTTGCAGCAAGTGCAGCAACTATTATAACTAGTGCTTGTGATGTAGTAAAAATGCCAAAAAACGCTTTGTTTATGATACATAATCCATTGACATGGGCTTATGGGAACAAACAAGAGCTAGAAAAGACAGGAATTCTTTTAGATAAGGTTAAAGATAGTATTTTAGAAACTTACTTAGCTAAAGCTAAAGATAAGACTAAAGAAGAACTATCTGCACTTATGGACGAAGAAAAATGGTTCAATGCTGAAGAAGCTAAAGAGTATGGATTTATCGATGAGATAGTAGGTGAAGTAGAAAATCTACAGAATGTTAATAATTTACTAATTGTAAATAGTTTAGCATTTGATATTTCAAAATTTAAGAATTTCCCAGGTTCTAAACCTACTGAACCAGTAACAGAACCTGCTCCTGAGCCTACTCCAGAGCCAACTCAAAATACAGTTACAAATACAGAAGAAATGACTGTAGAAAAGTTCAAAGCAAATTATCCTGAATTGTATGAAAATATAGTTAATTCAGCAATCCAAGGAGAAAGAAATAGAATAGAAGCAATTGAAAATCTTGAAATAGCAGGCTTTGATGATGTTGTAAATACAGCTAAATTCAAAGAACCAGTTGATGCTGCAAACTTAGCATTAAAAATATTAAATATCAAAAAAGAAAAGAATAAAGAGACTCTACAAAACATACAAAATGAGAGTCAGGCAACACCTGTTCCTGTAGCCCCAAGAGCTGAAGAAGGTTCAGGAAGTGTTGTAGGAATACCAGTAAGTAATATTTTAAAGTATATGAATAAAAAAACAGGAGGTACAAAATGAGCTTTATAGAAAAAGGTAATGAGTACGGAGTTGACCAATTATTAAGTGGTACAGGTCACAAAGTTATGGAATTAGAAGTACCACAAGGGAAATCAGTTAAGAGAGGGCAAGCAGTAAATGCAAGTGCAGAATTATCTGATGGAACAGATTTATTTGGAATAGTTTTAGAAACAGCTGATGGAACTACGGCTAAGACTAAAACTACAGTTGTAGTGTTTGGGGAAGTTATTTTCGAAGGACTTGAATTAAAAGCAGCAACAGTAAAATCAGACTTTATCAAAAAAGCAAGAGATAAAGGAATAATAGTAAAAGAATTAGGAGGTAGATATTAATGGCAGTATTATTAGAATTTTTAGGACTATATGACCAGTCAGTTATAAAACCAAAGACATTTATCAG